TCGCTGATCGACATAACGTCGAAATCTTCCACATCTACGGCCGGAGCCGCGTTATCTGTCGCCATGAGCTTTACCTCTCAAGTAGGAACCAGGCAGAGCGTCTACCAGTCCGATCAAACCGGTGTGCCATGCGGGCACGACTCAACTTTGATACTACCAGTATAACGACTACTGGACAAATGTCCAGCAAAAAGTTGAGCGTTGAGAGATGAGGGTTGAGAGAGAGCGGGGAAGTCTCGTTATGCGATACTGGCGTGGATAGGATCGGCTATAGTTCTGCACAAGTGATTGCACTTTCTGTCACCTTTTGTGCGGTGTTTTTGATACAAAGCGTAGGATAACACGCGCCGAGTTATACGGCTTGCAACAATCTGTCGGATAACGACAGGTCGGCGCACGGCGACATTTCGCGATGTCGGCGATCGGCGACTTGTAAGAAAAACAGGGCTGTTTTTCTTACAGGTTTCGTTACAAATACAGGGTTGTTTCTATAACAGGGTTCCCGATCGGGGATAAATGCCCGGAAAGCGGCCGGATTATACCCGAAAGGGTGCGAGCGGGAACATGGCCTTACACTAAGCGCGAGGCTTCGGTGCGGCGCTGCTCAAGGGTGTCCCACAGCTCCTGCAATGCGTTGAGCTGGCCGGCGGCGTGGGCGAGGTAGCCGGGTTCTTTGGCGGTGGCCATGGTGGCGACCAAGGTGCTGGCGTCGGCGATGCGGTCTTGCAGCTCAAGCATGACGGCGAGGTATGCCGGCGGTGCCTGGTCGCGGGAGAAGGCGAGGGCGCCTTCGCGGTCGAAGTCTTCGCTGACGGTGTAGAGGTCGGTGGGGATGGTTTTGGTTTTGGTGAACATAAGGTGTTTGCTGTTCGCGAATGGCGAATTAGCCGCGGCGCATGACGATGATCTCAAGCGCATGGATGGCGTTCTGCAGGTGCGGGCCGCATTCCCGGCAGATGGGGCCGTAGTGGGTGTCGTGGCCGTGGATGTCTTGGATACGAAGCGGCTTGGCGCAGATGCCGCAGCGCGGGATGTCGCTGCCGCGGCGTCCGGGGCGCAGGCGGCTGGGCGGGGATGGCGGCGACATGGTCATCAGTAGCTGCCTCCTCCGTGGCTGCGCAGGATGTCGCCCTCGACGTTGATGGCGTCGGAGAGGCAAACGTATCTTAGGAGATCTACGAAATCTTTTGTCGCCCCTTTTTTTCCGTCCGCTGCGGTGTAGGTCTGCAGCGCGTAGATGACGTTCTTGCAATTTTCCGAAATGTAGAGCTTCGGCTGATTGCGGGAGTCCACCGGCTTCTCGGGGTTGTATGACAGCGCGTCATTGATCATGCTGACGCCTTCATCGATGCTGTCGCCCGGTGTCGCCGTGAAGAGCATGCCGAGGTCGGCCATCTCATCGATGAGTGTCGTCGGGGATTCCTTGCCGAGGGTGCGGGCGTTGCCGTAGCGCGAATCCATCCAGCGCTCAAAGATTTCCTCGCCGCCTTCGACGCGAAGGATTTCGTCTTTGTAGCGCTCCAAGCCAAAGCCGAAGTCCTGCTGCGCGGGTCCAGGCTTGCCGTCGAGCTTCTTGCCATCGGGAAGCGCCCACTCGCCGGCATAACCAATGCCCTCGATGTAGGACGTTTGGTCGGGCCATTCACGGTAGACGACGATGCGGCCGGATGTGTCATGCACGGTCCAGATCATCGCCCAGTTTTTGCCGCTCGCCGGATCGACCCAATGATAGCGGGTGCCTTGCGGGACATCGCTGTGGCGGATGACGTGGACCTTGGGATTGAAGAGCGGGAAGCGGCCGCTGATGGCTTTGGTTGGGACGCCGTAGGCCCGGCACAAGATTTTCTCCTTGGTTTCGCTCTGCAGCTCTTTCTTCATGCGGGACCAGCCGGCCCAGGGATTGCTTTGCGTGTGGAAGTAAAGAATCGGGCGACCCTTCGGATTGATCTGCTCGATGGGCACCTTGTCATGGCCGGAGATCTCGCCTTTGTCGTTTTTGAGCGGGAGCAGCTCGGCGTCGGTGTCGGTGATGGTCTTGGCGCCAGACAGGTAGTCGGCGACCGTAGGACTCCAGCCTTCGACCGGCGTGAAGGTCACGGCCAACTTGCCGTTGCGGTCTACGAGGCGGAAACGGAGGGTTTCGAGGACATCTAGCGGCACCAGCTCGTCCGCCCAGGCAAAATCGATCTCGCCGCCCTCGAGCGTGGACGGATCTTGCGCGTAGTTGCGGAAAATGCAGATCGATTGGTTCGGGGCGACGAATTTTGCCTCGGTGAAGCCGCCTTTGACGCTGTAGGTGATGTTTGTGACCTGTCCCTTGCGCGCATTACGCCATTCCGGCGGCATATATTTCCAAATGCGGGGCTGCTGCAGCTCGATGGAGTTGGGCGCTGTGGTCTGGAAGCACCAAACAACTGATCCGGGCTTGGAATAAAGCGTTTTTATGACTTCTTTCGCCGCCCACTCGGTTTTTCCGCTGCGGTTTCCGCCCATGACGAGGATCTCGCGGTGTTTTTCCAGCAATTCGGAGGCGCGTTTCCACACCGGCGGGATAAAACCATAGCGGAACGGGTCTGATGCCTCGCGGGCGATCAGCTCTTCGCGTGTTTTAAGATATTTCCAGCCTTCGTCCGGTCCCAGTTTCTCGAGCAAGTCGAGATCGACCTGCATGACAGGGTGCGGCGACGGCTTAAACCGTGTCTGATGTTCGTTCACGAAAATAAAATGGGCGCTGGCTGGTTGACGCTCGGACCCTCCCCAGGGCCGATTTTGTTAAGCCGTGCCAGCGCCCAAATTTTTGATGTCCATCGTGGGATTCTCCAAGACGACGAACTGATCGCTGCGCATATAGCGCGTCTCGCCGGTGTCCTCGAGGATCACGGCGTAGATGTTGTTGAAATAGGCTCCCTGCGACTCCACATACCACACCGAGCCAAGACCGAGAGGGGTCTTGACGGGAACGGGGCGGGCGAATTCGTGGATCATTGGAGATTTGAAATTTGAGATTTCAGAAAGTGAGGCAGGGCCACCGGCATTTCAGTGCCCAGACGCACATTGGAGCCGGTGATGGTTAGCGTTCCCTGCCTGTTGGCGCCCGCGCTATGCCATTGTTGGCATGGTGCCCCGACATCATCGGGATATTCGCAGCGGACTGCCGGTTTGTTTTGCCGGGGACGGTGCGGCCGCACCTTTTCAGCGCACGGGTTGCCATGGTGACGAGGGTAGTGGGGTGCCGTGTTATAGGCCGACACAGGCCGATAAGCCGTATCCCTCTCCCGACCACAGGACACACCATACGGTGCTCCTCGTTTACTGCGCTGCCCGGACAAAGTGAGGCAGGGCTGGGCGATACCACATCGGGCTGAACCTGGCCGCACAGATGTTATGTCTGCCGCTTTCAGCACCCTGCCAAAAGATGTGCAGGCGCCCCGCTCGTTTCGCTCGGCGGGGCTGGGCATAACGGCATGCGCCGCGGGACCACACCACATGGAATCCCGGCGAAAGCCCGATTGAGCCTGCAGGTTTAAAGTCATTTGGATTGCTTGCGCTTGCGCGCGGCGAAGGCGGCGGCGAGGGCGGGCAAATTGTTGCTGGCGCGGTCGCGGCCGACTTCGTTGTAAAGTTTGATGGCCTGCTTGAGCTTGGCCTTGATCTCTGGCGTGTCGGTCGGATGACTCGTCAGGTCGTACATGTCGCGGGGCTTAGTCATAAATGGTTACCCTCCATAGCCCGATTTGAGCCACCGCATAGCCCAACCAAATCAGACTATGCCAGTAGCGGTGCTGGATGAGGCCGAGGTCGATGGCAACGGCGAAATAGATGAAGCCGACCAAGGCAATAAGGATGCCGGAGGTCATTCCGCGTCCTCCTCTTTGCCGCAGCGGATCGCCCAGGCGAACATTCCGCCGTAGGCTGCCAAGGCGCCGAGCACTATGCCTGCGGCGAGGCCGATGAGGATGTAGCCGGCGGCGGTCACTCAATCACTCGCCTCCATTTGTCGCGCCAAAGGCTGCGGGACATCGTGCCGGCGGCTCCGCAGACGGCTTCTTCGCTAAGGTGGGGAAAACAGTCGTGCAACAGTTCGTGGATGATGGTGTCCATCTCATCAACGCCGCTCTGCCGCGGGTCAATGTATACACGGCCATCGCCCAGCGTCATGCCGTCCGCTTTTTCGCGGCCGAGCTTGCGCCGGACAATGGCTATGTATTTGCGGCGGGGCATTAGGCGAGGTCGGCTTGTCTGGCATCGCACTCGGCACCGCAGGCGGCGTATCCGGCGACATCAATCCAGTTGTCCGCTTTGTGGCAGTGCGCTTGGCGGGCGATCTTTACTAGGATCATCAGCGCGGCGATGTCGGATGCCGTGACCAAGACCTGCGCGCCGTTGGTGCGCGACAGGTAGCTGGAGAACATCTCGGCCTGCGTCCCGAAGTCATCCGCGGGCGAGCCGTAGTCCTCGTTGCGTGATCCGCACACGGCGGATGATGCGGCATCGAGTGTGAACTTGGCGATGTGCATTAGGCGGCTTTCTTCGCCATGAGCTGGACGTAGTGGAGGTTGAGACGCGCTTGGAAGACCTTCCAGAACGGCTCGGCTGAGAACATCCAGGCGACCTCAAAATCGTCTGGGGATTCTTTGCCGATGCGGACGATGCCGCGGCGCTGGACTTTCATGTCCGGGCGGTTTTCGTTCCAGAGTTGTTCGTAGCCGGCGAGCTGGACTTTGTGCGCTCCGACGATGGCTTTGGATGTCTTCCAGTCGAGGAGGACGATCTTGCCGTCGCGGTCGCGGCTGGGTGCGTCGATGGTGCCGCCGAAGAGGTATTCCTCGGAGACCAACTGCACTTCCGGCTCGATGACGGTGAGACCTTCTTCGTCCCACCAGCGCTTGAAGTTGTTGAACGCGATGGTGGCTTTCTCGACATCCGCGGGGCTGAACTCGGAGAGGTCGGCAACGTGGTTGTGGAGGAAGCACTCAATGAGGAAGTGCGCGATGGTCCCGATGTCGGCGGCCTTGTCGCGCACCTTCCGGTAGTCTTGGCCTTCCATGCCGAGCTTCCACGCCCAGTGGATGAGGCCGCTGCTGTCCTCGCCGATCTTGGCGATGGTTGAGGCGCCGGGAACGTCGGTGCCGTCTGCCAACGGATACTTCTGGTGTGCGCGGGTCTTCTCAAGGCGGACGATTTTGCGTCCGTCCTCGGTGAAGCGATCCGGCTCGGCGGGCTTGGCGGCTTTGGAAGGGGAGCGGCGTTTTGCCGCCCCCCTTGTGGATTTGGTTGTGGTGTTTTTCTTGGGCATAAGAATTACCAGCTAATTTCTTCGTCGTCCGTGCCGGTCTTGCGAGCGGCGGGCTTGGCTTCCGAAACGTCGAAGCCGTAGGCCACGGCGCTGCCGCCATCGCCCCAAGTGACGAGGTCATGCACCATGACAGCCTTGGGCTGCAGCGTGATGCCGGCGCCCAGCGTGCCCGTGTACCAGCAGTAGGGAACGACCGCGACTTGGATCTTGCTGCCGCCGCCGACATTATCGGTGATGATGTCGCCGGAGGCGTTGAAGAGCTTCGGTGCGCGGCTGTAGGTCTCGCCGGCTTTGTCTTTGCCGACCGCTTTGACCTTGAGCTTGAGCTGGACGAGACCGTCGTTGTCTTCCCACGGCGCGGCGTGGAGCTTGAGTTTGTCTTTCTTCAGCTCGGCTTTCTTCTCGGCAACGAATGCGGAGAAAAGCTCTTCGGCTTGCTTGATGAACGGTTCAGCTTCCTCGGCGGTTAGCTCGAGGTTGACTTTGAACACTCCCACGTCGTCGAACTTGGTGTCGGGACGGTTGAGGTGAGGATACCGGGCGATGCCCACGGGTGTGGTTAGGGTTTTGTTTGGCATATTTATGCGTTGGTTGGTTGTGTTTTTGGTTGGACAGGAAAATCGGAATGACGCATGAGGGCGCAGAAGTCGCGCAGCGTGAGGGTGACGAGCGTGTCGCTATGGTCGCGGCGGTGGACGACTGCGGAGTATTTGTATTTGCCGGGACCGAGGTCTTTGTTGGCATCGCGGCGGGCCTGCGCGATGGCCGCATCAAGATCCAGACGCGCGCGGCCGTGGCGCTTGCACTCAAAGTGCCAATCCGGCAAGCAGGGCACGATCACGTCGGGCGCAGAAACTCCCCATCGTCCCTGGCTGACCTGCGCGCCCCGCTTGGCCGGAAAACCTTCGGCGGTCAGCGCCTTGGCAACTTCGCGCTCGAAGCTGGCGCCTTTCTGGCGGCTGTTAATCATTCGTTCAGCGCCTCCCATAATTTCGGCGATGGGGCGTAGACGGAGCCATCGCTGTCGCTGGTGCGGCCGACTGGGGCGGTGCCCTCAAAGCGGGTGAGCGAGGGACGCCATGTGAGGTTGAGCGTGCCGGTGCGGCCGGCGCGGTGCTTCGCCACGATTAACTCGGCGTCTTGGACTTCCGGTTCCTCGTCTTGCACGGCGTAGTAGGCGGGGCGATGGATCAAGCAAACGATGTCGCTGTCCTGCTCGATGCTGCCGGATTCGCGGAGGTCGCTAAGTTTTGGGCGGTTGTCGCTGCGGTTCTCGGCTTGGCGGTTGACCTGGGCGGCGGCGACGACTGGAATGCCTAGCTCCATGCTCATGGCTTTCAACCCGCGGCTGACGAAGCCGACTTCGTTTTCGCGGCTTTGGGCGCCGGAGTGGCTGACGAGCTGCAGGTAATCGACGAAGATGCACTTCACGCCCCAGCGGCGGACGGCGAGGCGGGCGCGGCCACGGATGTCTAAGAGGGTGAGGCCGCCGCGATCGTCCACATAGAGGGGTTCGGTGCTGAACTGCGTGGCGGCGTCGAAGATGCGGTGCTTGATCGATGCGGTCAAAAATCCGTTCCGAATGATCTCGGTGTTGGTCTCGGCGCGGCCGAGGACCACGCGCGCGGCCAGCTCGGTGGCGGGCATTTCGAGGCTGAAGTAGACAACCGGGACGCCGCGGCGGGCCATGTTGTCGGCCATGTTGAGCATGAGCGCGCTCTTACCCATGGCGGGGCGACCGGCAATGATAGTGAGCTGGCCTCCGCGGAGGCCGCCGGTGACTTGGTCCAGATCGCGGATGCCGGTCTGCAGGCCGAGCTTTTTGCCGCCGGCCATGAGGCTCTCTAGCTCTTCGAGGAGGCCTGGGACGATGGCGCTGGGCGGGCGCATGCTGTCGGTGGCGGTGGTGAGGGAAAGGCTGAGGACGCTTTCGCCGGCTTGCTGGAGGACGCTGTCGGCGTCTGCGGCCATGTCCTGGGCGGCGGCTTGCATGGCGACCGAGGCGTCGATGATGCGGCGGCGGGCGTGGAGGTCGCGCAATGTCTGCGCGTGGTATTCGACGCCTGCGGGGCCACCGGCGGACTGGGAGAGCAGCTCGGTGAGGGCGCCGGCGCCGCCGACAAAGTTGAGCTTGTGCGCGGCATCAATGCGCTGGGTCGTGGCGATGAGGTTCGGTGTGCCGCCCTCGCCGCGGATCTCGGTGATGATCTCGTAGATGAAACGATGCGCGGGCGTGTAAAACAAATCGGCGTGCAGCGCGGCGATCTCGTCGATGAGCTTGGGGTCGGCGAGAAGACTCCCGAGGACGGCTTGCTCGACGGCGGGGCTTTGGGGAACAGTGCGCTTCATTTTAGGCGGCGCCTCCGTCGTCATTGTTTTCCAGCACGACTATGACAATGAATGTCAGGACGATCAGCGCGAGGTAGGTCAGAATGAGCGCGTTCATTTTCTTCCTTCCTCCGAGCGAGTTGTGCGCGGCGACGTTCCCAGCGGTCGCAGGCTGCATCGACTAAGCGAAATGATTCTTCTAACCATGGGGTGATGTGGTGTTCGGGCGGTGGTGGCGGTTGGTGCTCAGTGGCCATGACGTTTTACGGCTTTCTGTCGTGGCGTGATCTGTAGGCAAATGTTGGCATGTGTTGGCATGGGAATCAAGGGTTTTTTGGGAGGATGGGCCATTTTTTTAGGTGGCCGAAATCGCGGGGTTCGGTCACGGAAGTCACCTTGCCGCACACGCCGCAACGGTCTTCGTGCCAGGTCGAGACGTGGCCCCTGGGCATGCCGCGGCCGTGGGCTTCGCCGCAGGGGCGGCAGATCCAGGTGGGGTAAGCCGGCGTGAAGATCTCGTCGTAGTTGGCCCGGTAGCGGTCGCCGTTGACCGGCCGCGGTTGGTCACCCTTGCCGGCGCTCATCGGATGCCGGTGGCCTCTTCGATGGCGTCATGCGCCTCGTTGGCGACTTCGTTGGACGGCTTGACGCAGCGGTTGATGACGCGGATGAGGCGATTGTTGGAGCGGATCAGCTCGCGGACCTGCGACTCCAGCGAGGCGGTGTTGTCCGCGAAGTTGGAGCCGAAGCCGACCGAGCCGACAACCAGGTCAGGGATGATCGTGCTCATTTGCGCGCCCTCCGTTTGCCGCGGCCGAAGATGAAGCCGGAGTTGCGGAACGATGGCTGGGTGATCAAACCGCGCTTGGCGAGGAAGCGGTCGCACGCTGCGTTGATCGACGTGGCCTCAAGCATGAGCCGGCCAAACAGCGGGCCAGTGGGTTCATATTCGAGGGCCAACGTCTTGCCGTTGTGGAGGGTCATTTGCGGGCCTCCTCAAGCTCGGTGGCGAGTTGGCGGACGAGGGCGCGCAGGGCCATTATCGTGGCGATGCTCTCGTCGGCGATCTGCTCGACGTATTCGACGTTGATGTTGAGGGTAGTTGCTTTCGGCGCCTTGGGGGCGCTCGCCTTTTTGGTGCTTTTTGCGGTTTTCATAAAATTACTGGTCAAATGTACAGTTGGGGGTCGGACATTGGCTGTCTTAGGTGTTAATAGAAAATCGATAACTTAGGGGGGGGGGCAATCAATTAT